CTGTTGCCCCTGTGGTACATGGAACTTCCGGCGAAAGCAAAGACGAGAAGAACGTTCGCGAAAACTTCAGCTTCCGCAACCTTATGAAGGCCGCCTTGGAAAAGCGCAACCTGACCGGACTGGAAGCTGAAATGCACCAGGAAGCTGTGAACGAACTGCGTCACGCAGGTGTAGCCACATCAGGTTCTGAATACCTGATCCCAAAGATGGTGTTCCATCGCGGCATGACTCAGAAAGGCGCAGAGAAGCGCACCCAGTCTGCTACCGGCGGTTCTAACGGAAGCGAAGGCGGCGTGAATGTTGCCACCAATGTAGGCGGCATCATCGACGCACTTTCACCTTATTTGGTATTGGCACAGATGGGCATCCAGCGCTTTGACGGATTGGTGGGCAACCTGGTTCTTCCTCGCAACACTTCTACACCTGAAGCCGCTTGGGAAACTGAAACCGGTTCCGCTAACGACCTGACCGCTACCTGGGGCAAGGTTACGCTTTCTCCGAAGCGTCTTGCAGGTTACATTCCCGTTACCAGCCAGCTGATGATTCAGAGTTCCAATGACATCGAAAACTACATCCGTCAGTACCTGCTGTCTTGCATGGCTGTTTCTTTGGAAAAGGCTGCTATCAAGGGCGGCGGTTCCAACGAGCCTACCGGTATCATCGGCAACTCTGATGTTCTTGTAACTTACGCTGGCAATGCTGCCGCAGTAGGAACCAATGCTAACGGCGCAAACCAGGTGTATGCCGACTGGGTGAACCTGATGAAAAAGGTGATGGAAAACAACGGCACCCTGCTTGCCCCGTCTTACCTGACTAACCCCACCGTATTGGGTGACGCGATGATTCGCCCCAAGCAGTCCAGCGGTGTAGAGGGTAACTTCATCGTTACTAACCCTGCGCTGGCTCCGACCGGCTACGGCCTGAATGTTACTAGCTGCGTACCTAACAACCTGACCAAAGGCACCAGCAGCGACCTGAGCGCACTGATTTTTGGCGACTTTAGCAAGCTGGCCATCGCAAGCTGGGGCGGTATGTCAATTCTTGTTGATCCATACAGCAGCAGCCTGAGCGGAACTACAAACATCGTGTTGAACAGCTTCGTAGATGTAGGCGTATTGCAGCCTAAGTCTTTCGCAGTCTGCAAAGACATCGACGCTACCACACCGGCCTAATATGGCCACACAACACACAGCCTGAATTGGTGATGTGTGTGTTGTGTCCCGGCGGGCAGAGGGACTGCCAACAGGTGCCACCGATGGCACCCGCCGGGGCTAAAAAAAGTTATGATAAAAGTAAAATTTATCAAGCACCCGGCAGGCTGGAACTACGCCTACAATGTGGGCGATGAAGCCGCCTTTCCGGAGGTAAAAGCAAAACAGCTACTCGATGCTGGAATTGTTTCCATTTTGGAAACACTTCAAATCGAGAAAGCCGAATCCAAAGCAAAACCCGAAAAGCGCAACCGTAAGTGATTCAAAAGGTAAACAGCATCATCCACCAGGCAACAAGCTACATCAGCATTAATGATGTCAAGGAACACCTACGCGTCATCAACACAGACGAAGACGCATACATTGCCGGGATTCTTGATGCAGCCTTTGATATTGCGGAAAACTACATTGGTAGCACTATCAGGTTGGCAAACTGCCAATTGGAAATGGCCGATTTTAAAGAAGCCATCACCGATTTCTACGGCAAACCTCAAAGCCTCACGGCGGTTAAATACTACGATACCGCCAATGTGCTGCAAACATGGCCCGCTGCGAATTACAGTACACAGCTTCAGCGCGATAGACTGCGCCTGTTTTGGCACACCATCACCCCTAGCGTGAATGATGACCGGCTCGATAGCGTCATTATTACCGCGCAGATGGGCTACACACCCGGCAATCTTCCCGGCGCAATACGGGCCGCAATTCTGCTGATTACCGGGGACTTGTACGAGGAACGCAAAAACGAGGTAATAGGCACAACTGAAACAACCCTTTCCCGTGGCACGGAATACCTATTGAACCCCTATCGCATCCATCAATTTGTATGAACCCCGGAAGATTTGACAGACAGATAACCATTGAGCGGTTCACGACCTCAACCAATGCCATAGGCGAACAGGTGAAGACGTGGAGCGCGCTGATCACTTGCCCGGCAATGTACAAAGCCGATCCCGGCACGGAAGCGGTAAATGGTGACAAACGCGAAGCCGAGCGCCCGGTGGTTTTTACCATCCGGTATTATGCTGGGGTGAACCCTAAAGACCGGCTAAAATACCAAGGCGAAGTTTATAACATCCTTGCTGTTACCGAGGTAGGCCGCAAGAATCTGATGGAACTTAAATCGCGGAGGCAAGAATGATCGGTTTAAAAATCGAAGGCAAAGCCGAAGCAATCGCGCAGCTTGATGACATTGTGAAAGCATTGGATAGCGGGAAGGTTCAGGGCGTGCTAAAAACAAACGGACAGCGCATTATTGATTCTGCCCGTGCTATGGCCCCGCATAAAACAGGAACACTGAAGCGCGCTATTGGTTGGATTTCCAAAAGCGATAAGCAATTCCGCAACGTGGCCCTGATTGGCATCAAGGCTACCAAGAATAAATCAGCCAAAGCAAACCCCGGCAAATACGGCAACATCATCCAGACCGATAGCCGCACCGGAAAACGCCGCGCCAATAAATTCATGCAGATGGCATTGGACATTAACCAGAACGCGGTAACGGAAGGAATCAAAAAAGGTCTTGAAAACATCATAAAAAACCCGAAAACAAATCAATAAAACTATATGGCAACAACCGGAATAATGAACGGCACGCTGATTGGCCTTTATAAAACCATCAGCACCACCCCGACCAAAATCGCAAACGGTCGCTCTACATCAGTGGATATTTCCATTGATATGATTGAAATCACCACCAAAGACAGTGCGGGATACAAAGAATTTATCCCCGGCGAGAAGGGCGGCACGTTTGATTTTGAAGGACTATTGGAACAGGACGGCAGTATTGGCGGTTCGCTGGTATCACCTTCCGACCTTGTAACTGATGCACTGGCTGGCACTGCTATTACCGTGCGTTGGTCAAGCCAGGTAAGCGGCGACACCTACTACGAATCAAGTGCGTATATCACCAATGTGAATTTCAGCGCACCGAACAACGCCGAGGCCACCTTCACTTGCTCTCTGCAGATGACCGGCACTATCACCCAAGGAACTGTTACCCCTTAATTTACTGAATAAATGAGCAGCGCACACATCACCATTGCAGGCAAAAAACACACGGTTCAATACCGCTTGGGAACCATTTACGCCATCGCGAAACATTTCAAAGCCGAACCCGCAGGGTTGCTGCAAATTATGCAATCTACCGATACGGCAGACGTTATTGAATTGTCAGCGGTCGCAACCTTGTACGGACTGAAAACCGAAGCGAAAAACAACGGCAAGAAAGCCCCATTTGACAGCGTGGATATGCTGCTTGATTCCGTGGACAGCCTTACCGAATTGCGCCCGGCTGTGGAATGTTTTACCGAAGCATTTATGAAGTGCTTAGGATTAAACACTGACACAACCGACACCGGAGAAGCTGAGGGAAACGCGCCAGGGGTTCAACCGAACCCCTAACCTGGGACTATCTTTTCCAGATGGCTTACGGCCAGATGGGAATGACCGAGACTGAGTGGCACGATGCAACCCCGGAGTATTGGCACTACCGGGTTAAAGGCTGGCGAAAGCAGCAGTTCGATACAGAGCGCGCCGCGTGGAACCGAACCCGATGGATGGCAGCGGTACTGCTGCAACCGTGGTCGAAGAAAAGCATATCGCCGCTTGACCTGCTGATATTCCCAGACGAACTGGAGGACAGACAAAGGGAAACAATAGCGAAGGCAAAGGCGATGCGAAACGATAAGAGATTTCCGGCAACCTTGCCGCCTAAGATAAAAGACGATGAACAAAGCAATTAAAGCTGTCGATTACATTCTGCGCAACACGGCAGGCGTTACCGCGCTCACCGGCCAGCGCATTTTCCCCGTGCGTGCTACACAGGGCGCATCTTACCCGTACATTGCGCACCAGTTTGTGAGCAACCGCCCCGTGTCTACTCTTGACGGAGCAAGCACCTTCGACTTCGGCACCGTGCAGATAAACATTTACGCGGAAACGGCAACCGAAGCACAGGACATAATGGAAGCGGTACGGGTAGCACTTGACCGCAAGACCCCGGGAACCTACAACGGAACGGCAGTTGCTCAGATTGACTACATCGGCGAAAGCCATCTGCCGGAAGATGAGGCGGGCAATGACCAGATTTACTACATAGTAGCAGAATTTGACGTAAATTACCACCGTTAACGATGGCAAAAGGTAAGGGCGGCGGAATAAACATTGTACTTAGCGCCGATGCGGATGCGCTGAAGAAAGGGCTTGCCGAAGCACGGGCGGCCCTGAGCAAAACCGCCGATATGGCGGAAGCCGACCAAAAGCGATTGGCCGATGCCGCAAGTAAATTTGCCAGCCAAGCGGCTAATGCAGGTACATTACGGCAGCAGGGCCGCGCATTGCAAAACCTTGCAGGAGTTTACCAGCAGATGGGCAAGGCAGGCGAAGGCGCATTGCGTCAAACCTTGACCGCTGCCCGCGAGAATAAGGATGCGATGGAAGACTTGCAGCAGGCGGTAATGGCCGGCACGATTGAAGGTAAATTCCAAGTAGCAGCGCAGGCCATTCAGGGCGTGGTACAAGTCATGGCCGGTGTCAAGGGCGCACTTGTTGCAATGGGTATGAGTACCGAAGATGCTCAGGAATCTATGGCTAAATTACAAGGCATGATGGCCATGTCGCAAGGCATTGCCGCGCTGATTGGATTAGACGGCGCCATTAAGGCATTGGTTCCATCCATTGGTGCAGCAACCGCAGGGCTTACCGGGTTCAAGGCTGCATTAGCAAGCACGGGCATAGGCCTTGCAGCCGTGGCAGTTGGTTATCTTGCAATGGAGCTTATCGACATGGCAACAGCCAGTGACAGGGCTACAAAAGCGCAAGAAGAATCAATGCAGAAAATGCGCGATTATGCAAAAGAAGTTGACGGCTTGGTAGATTATTTGAATGAAAATGAATTATTGGGCATGGAGGCGCGCGGCGCAACCGAAAAGGAATTGCACGATCAAAAAATAAAACAGCTTCAAAATACAGCTAAAACTATTGAATTACAAGAAGGCAATTCAATCAACGCAATTAAAGCGCGTGAAGCGATACAGCGAGAAAATTATAAATTTCAGATTGCACAGAACCGAAAGTTAGCTGCCGAACAGGAAAAAATACGCGATGCTCAAAAGAAAGCACAAGAAAAGCGTGACGCTGAAGACCTTAGGCAATACGAAGAAATAGGGCGGATTCGTACAAAGAAGCTCACTGAAACAACACCTACTCTGTTTGGCGCAATGTCTGAAAAGGACTTCAACAACGCGATGCAGACCAACCGCCAATTTTGGGACGCATACACGGCGCAGAACATTTATAGCTACAAGCAATACGTTGAAGATTTCCGGAAACAAATTGGCAACGCTAAAGAGTTTGGAAACCTATTGGCGCCACCGGAAGCATCGCAGGTGGTAAAAACCAATTACCAGAAAATCATTACTACAATGAATGGCCTCGCCCAAGAAACCAGCGGAGGTATTCGAGTTGGTGGACAGGCTATGGTGGGCGAAATTAACAGCATGATTAGCAGCACGTCAGATGCTTTTGGGCAATTGTTTGAAGACATGGCCAGCGGTTCAGATTATGCGGTAAAAGATTTCGGAAACGCCATACTTAGCGCGGTCGCTGGATTTATGCAAACATTGGGTAAAGCGATGATAGCAGCAGCCGTGGCTTCTGAAACATTCCAAAAAACATTATTGCTATCACCCGGAACAGCTATTGTTGCAGGCGCGGCGCTTATCGCAGCAGCCGGAGCGGTTAAGGGCATTATGAAGCGTGGCATCGCCGGGCGGCAATCAGGAACCAACCAACAAAGCGGCGGCACCGAAGCACCCGGCATCCGTATGTTCGCCGAAGGCGGTATCATTTCCGGCCCAACCGTAGGCATGATGGGCGAATACCCCGGCGCGAAAAGTAACCCTGAGGTGGTGGCACCATTGAACAAATTGAAGGACATGATTGGCGGCGACATGGGCGGCGGTCAACTTATGGCGCGAATCAGCGGACAGGATCTGTTGATTATGCTTGATCGGGCGGAAACATACAGAGGGAGGGTACGATAATGGGAGTAAAATATAGGGCCGAATTTCAGGACATCAATTCCGTAGATTGGCGAATTGACATTGATGAGGCTGGATATTCCGGCAGCGTCAATACGTTTACCGTTGCCGCACCTGGATTTACTGCGACGTGGGAAGGCGACGGCGCAAAGGTTGGTGAAAGCCCCATCCGTGCATCGAAAGCGGTTGTTCATTGGCTGGTGAAGAACAGCACCGAGGAAAGTTTCCTCGACACTTTAGCGACCTCATCAGAACTAAAATACACCATCCTGATTTATCAGGGTATAACCCCTACCTTGTGGTGGCTGGGTACGGTACTGCCTGACCTTTGCGTTTTTGAAAACCGCTACTACCCTTACGCCTTTGACCTGACCGCTACCGATGGATTAGGCCGGCTGGAGGATTTCGATTTTACTTACGCCACAAACACGGCAAACACCGACACGCCTACATTAGGCACTATCCTGACCGAGGCGCTGAAGCCAAACAAGCTAGACAGCTTTTACGGCGCAAACGATGTGTATTTTCGCACATCGCTTGAATTTTATGAAACAAGCATGGGATTAGTTTCGCGCTCCCCATTAGAAGTGATTCGCGCTAAGAGAAACGCTTTTATCAGCAATTATGACAAAGCGGACAATAGTGCATTATGGGAACCAATCACCTGTAAAGAAGCATTAGAAAAAGTTCTGCGCAGCCTTGCCTTGCGCATAGAATTTAGCCGTGGCAGCTACCGAATTTACCAACATCAAAATTACCGCTCATCCACCTACACGGAAAAGCAATACACGAAGACAGGTATTGTCACCGCTGGATACAAGACAGATGTAACCATTAACACCCGCAACGGCGCAACATGGCAGACCTCTGATTTGAAGCTGACATCAGGCGCAACTCATACTTATTTTCCCGCGCTGAAGACAGCGATTGTAGCTGCGGATAGAAGAAGAATGTTTGATTTAAGCCAATCGGTTTATCAAACAGGAATTAAAGCTGCGGATTTAGGCGATATAAATACTACTACACAATGGAGAGTTACTGGCAAAATATGGATTGAAGATACCAGTTTTTATTCACGTCTAAAAATAACTTTATACCGCTACGATGCAGCAACATCAAAGGTTACTCACGTTGTTGTTAAGCCTACGTTAGAAGCAGCGGATGAATTTGAAAGCGATGAATACGTAGAATGGCAGACATTGGCTACTCCGGTAACTACAATTCCGGACGATATGTGTTTTGGCTACCACGTACCATACAATTATACAGGCGGAATAAATAGGCGCATTCCGATTGATGTTGACATACCGATCAAACCTACTGCCTTGAATCTTGGCAGCGATATAAGAATAAGAGTCCAAGTTCAGATGGTGGAGCAAGCTTGGAAAAATGGCAAGTATTCACCGACTACGGTAGGCGGCTGGCAGCAGATTAAATGGCAGGGCAGCTTGGCCTTTGAAGGCATGGCGGATACTGCTAATCAAGAGTGGACAGACACTGCCGAATATGTAGCCACTAATACTAACCAGGTAGATAATAGCGCATCATTGGAGTTGACCGATTGCCTTATGGATGGCAGCAGTCAATATACGCAAGGTGTTGAGATTTACAATGCGACTGCATCGGCATGGCAAGCCGGGTCAGCGTGGAAACCTTACTCCGGATATTCCGGAAGCAATAACGCGCTGGCTCAACTTACGGCGAATTACATTATGGCGCATCATTGGAAACCTTGCAAGGTATTGCGCGGCGAGTTCCGCGATATGCCCGGCTTCCTATTCGACACCGTGAATGCGGTAGTCCATGACGGAGAGGTATTCATAAACAACGGCTGCACATTCACGGCAAACAATGCCCGCTGGTCAGGCGAATGGATTAAATACCAATGGGATGACACCGTGTTCAGCACGGCGGTAAAGCTGCCCAGCAAGCGCGACACGGTCGGCACTACGCTGAAAGACATTGCCAGCTTAAAACAGCGCGTTTCGGAAATTGGAAACATGGTTGGCGGTGTTGTTACCAGGTGGACAGATGGATTTTTAAATTTAGGCGGCGGCGATATTGGCACGCCAACCGGCGGGGACATCTGGCGACCTGTAGTAGTTTACAACACCACCGACGGATTTAAGGCCAGCCTTCAGCGCGTATTGGTGGCAGGTGAAACGATCAAAAACCTTACCGCCAATGCCACATTGGACAGCGCGGTGCGGCAGGTTTACGCAGCGGCGGACAGCGCAGGCATCGATATAACACTGCCCGACGCCAGCACCTTTCCAAAGTATGAGCAGCTAATTATTATGAAGACGGACGCAACCGCTAATACGGTGAAAATCATCGCTGCCACAGGTGACACAATTAACGGTGTGGGCAGCCACACTACTACAACACAATACGCCGGCTGGAAATTGGTTGCCACCGGAAACAATACATGGCTGATTTTACCTTGACAAAAAATGAACCCCAATAGTAATAGTTCCATCGCAGCACTCTGCACCATTCAGGCGCGGAAGGGTGACACCTTTAGCCGGGAATTTACATTCACCAACATAGACACGGCTGCACCCATTGACCTGACCAGTTACACATTGGTATTGACGGTTAAGGACAGCGCAGGCAGCACCATCTTAACCATCAGCGGCGCGGATTGGGACTTGACCAATGCGGCCATTGGCGAGGTAAGCTGCACCAAGAGCGCAACAGCGATGGGTGCGGTAACCGCAGGCAGTTACAACTATGACCTTCAGGCCACCGTAGGCACATCTAAAGTAACATGGCTTCAGGGTAAATTCATTGTAGATAGCGATATATCAGCATGAGCGACAGCGTAATAGTAACAATCGGCGCACCTGACAATAACACGGCGGTAAGTGTCAGCAGCGGCGACCGGATATTCGTGGACATCGCATCCGGGTTCACCGGCCAAGGCGGCGGCGGTGGAGGTGGCAATACTGACCTGACCATTACACGGACGGCCACCACCGTGACGGTAGTGAGCAGCACCGGGACGGATGCCACCATAGCGGCGGCGGATGGAACCAACGCAGGGGTGATGACCGCTGCTATGCAATCAAAGCTGGCAGGCATTGAAGCCGGTGCGGAAGTGAACGACACCGCCAGCGAAATCCTAACCAAGCTGCTGACCGTGGATGGATCCGGCAGCGGACTAGATGCTGATACATTAGACGGAGTTCACGCATCGGCATTGGTTCCATACACCGGAGCCTCCGGCGATGTCAACTTGGGCGAACACGGCGCACAACTCGGCAACCTGGAATTTGATAATACCCCAACCAACACACCCACCACGGACGGGTCTGTATTCTGGGATTCGGGCGACGGCACTTTGCAGTTGCAGATGAAGGGCGGCGCAATTCAGCAGGTTGGAATGAACCAGTTTGCCCGCGTTTACAACGACACCGCTTCAGCGTTCACAAAGGGGCAGGTTGTTTACATCAGCGGCGCACAGGGGAACCGCATCGCGGCAAAGCTGGCGAAAGCCGATAGCGAACTAACCAGCCGTGGCACTATTGGCTTTGTTGTGGAATCCATCGCAGCCGGGGCAGAAGGCAACATAATTGTAAGCGGGCCTCTTTATAAGCTCAACACCAATGGCTTGAGTGCCGGTTCACCGCTTTACCTTTCTGCTGCCACAGCCGGGGCATACACGCAAACGATGCCGCAAGCCCCTGACAATGGGGTTATACTCGGATGGGTCGAGCGCGTTCACGGCACGGTTGGCAGCATTTACGTTAAGGTTGACAATGGGTACGAACTTGAAGAGTTGCACGATGTGGACACCACAAAAAGCAAAAGTACTCCGGTAGATGCAGACGCGGTTCTATTGCAGGACAGCGCGGATTCCTCGGTATGGAAACGACTAACCTGGGCCAACCTCAAGGCAACAGCAAAGACCTACTTTGATTCTCTGTATGTGGCAGGCAATACCGCCATAACCGGGGCTACAAAGACAAAGATTACTTATGACGCAAAAGGACTGGTAACGGCCGGCGCGGATGCTGCTATTGCAGACATTACCGGACTTCAGACCGCATTAGATGGGAAGGTAGATGAAAACGCCGCCATCGTGGGCGCGACTAAAACTAAAATCACATACGATGCAAAGGGCTTAGTGACAGCCGGAGCCGATGCCACCACGGCAGACATAGCAGACAGCAGCAACAAGCGATATGTAACTGATGCACAGCTCACCGTCATCGGCAACACTTCAGGCACGAACACGGGCGACCAGACCATTACCCTGACCGGGGATGTAACAGGTAGCGGAACGGGTTCTTTCGCGGCAACCATCGCTAATGACGCGGTAACAAATGCGAAGCTGGCCAACATGGACACGGCACGATTTAAAGGCCGAACCACAGCGGGAAGCGGCGACCCCGAAGACTTGACAGGAACACAGGCAACAGCCCTGCTCGATACGTTTAGCAGTTCTTTAAAAGGGCTTGCGCCTGCCAGCGGTGGCGGCACTTCTAACTTCCTCCGGGCAGATGGTACGTGGGCGGCCCCGGCGGGCGGCGGCGGTGGAGATGTTACCACGCTTTATAATTCTAATGCGCAAACAGGCCCTTTAAACACGACAACTGAAACAGCTATCTTCAGCTATGCCTTGCCTACTGACCTCGCGGCGGGAGATACTCTGGTGCTATCTCTGGCAGGTGTGTACAAGAATGGCAGCGGTGTTTCTGAAACGCCCACTATTCGAGTTAAATTGGGTGCAACAACAATGCTCAGCGGCTCACCTGCTGCGATTGCCACAAACAACACAGAGCGCGTGGGCGGTTTTGAATTAAGGTTATTTGTCGAAGCCACAAATGCACAGCGTTGTTTTGTTGTCGGAACAGGTGTTCAGCAACCAATCGGCACAATGGCAGCTACAAACAACGCAACAATGTACGCGGTGAATGGACACGGCACGGCTGCTGAAGATTTAACCTCGGCAAAAACCTTGCAAATCACTTGCCAATTCACAGCGGCTAACGCGAACTTGTATATGTACTCAGAATCAGTAACCCTTTATAAAGTATCAGCAGCATGATTTACGTAGATAAGACAGGCGCAATCAGCGCAACAGAACAAAAGGGGTTTTACCCCGTTCTACCTGGATTTAAGCCCGAGCCTGACCCGTGTTGCGATGTGGTAGAAGATAAATTGCAATGGGCCGATGACCATTGGATCCAACTTTACAAGCAGCAGCCTAAGCCACTATATTCAGCGGGCGAATGGCTCGACATGGTGGGCGTGGGCAGCAGTCAGCAGCCGACCCTTATTTACCTTCGCATGAAATTGACCGCGTCAGGTAAACAGAGCCAAAAACTTGACAGCTTAGAAAGCTACCTTCAGCAGGTGTTGGGCGCGTATGCAGCGGATAATTCCCCCCGGTGCGATTGGGGCCAGCCACCTGTTACCTATTATGACGCGGTGAAAGAAGCGATGGAGGTGCTGCAATCATGACATCAGAAAGCAAAATACTCGCTTACGTTGCCCTGCCTCCGATAGCGGTTTACCTCACGGCGGCGGGCATTGAATTGAAGCTTATTTATGGATTGGCAGCCGTAATGTTCCTTGACATCCTTACTGCGGTTATCATGTGGCTACGCATTGACCCTGCAAAGATTCGCAGC